AAGCACCTATTTCTTCCTGCGACCAGCCATGTTTGGTCAAGAGTAAATGGATAATGTGATTAAAGTGATAATTCATCTTCGCCTCCTTAATGGTGCGTTTCAGGTGAGGGGAAACGCACAAAAACCTAGAGTTCCTGTTTAACGATATGGAGCTCCGAACTAATCGTTCTATTACCCAGATGTTTTAAGAGCCCTGGGGTTATAACCTTACAGCTCTGCGATTCAGGATCTCGAGTCATTACGGCAACTACCTGAATCTAGGCTTAAACAATCTGTATCTTGAGACAATGTCAGCCATAGAATATATATAGTCCCATTATGTTGGGATGTCAAGAGCTAATGTAATTTTTTTTACCAGCAGGTGCATGCTGAGCCGGGACTGGTCTGGCCTCTCTAGTATATACCCTTACCTAAAATATGGTTTGGCGATGGAGAATGGAAGTTGAGTGGCGACCCGAGGACGTCAGGTCGCCGATTTGTTTTGTGTTTGGCTAACAAAAACAAAGAAGGAATATTTATTCATTAGCAGAATCACGCACCTCTGTCAACTCACACTGGTCTGCAGACAGCTCCACCAGCTTCCTGGAGACCCTGATCCGGGGATGGGTATATGGATGGAGAATGGGGATTGGCCTTTCTAATGGAGACTGATGGAGATTCCGTCAGGACACCAGCAACCCAGTATGTGCATCAGGAGATCCCAGCTCTGAGCCCTGGACCGGGTGTCGATGCTACACAGTGATGGTTTCTCGTCAATGGAAGTTGGATCACGGACAATGGACCCTGAGAATAATTTAAGGGTCTTCGAAGGAGGGTCCTTCGCAAGTACAAATACAGGGCAACCTTCAGAATAATGCCTGTTAATCCACGCAATTTGATGTGCAGAGAAGTTAAGTTTGTTATTATTTATTATTTTAAGCTCTAGCCAAAAACCTCGTTTATAATATCCAAATAAATCAGGGATACCTAGTCCTGACGTAGCTTCAATTCTTGTCCAAATTATTGATTTTGTGTTATTTTTTAATTGTTTCCAGAGATTCTTCTCTTGCGCCATGCTTAATTACCCAGCACCTTTCTTCATCTAAATCAACCATCAATAACTCAACTTTTAATTTCTTCTGCAATGGAGTTAAGATTCGATTTATTCTCCTACCTTTTTTCTTTCCTTTTGCATACTTCAGGGACGTTTTCACGTCATACAAATGGATCTTTCCACGCTTATCAATGGCAACAAGATCAACACAGCCTGTGTCATGAATCGTCTTGAATACCAGATTCCCCTTCTTCAGCAAGTAGGTCATCGCTAGACTCTCCGATAAGTGTCCCTTCAGATGTGTCATGGTCAATAACTTCAGGCTCGCCAGGAATGGATAACTTTTTTCTAAGTTCAACTAACTTCTCCTCAACCTCTCCAACTGACATGGAATCAATAGAGCCGTGTAAGACTTCTTTCCTGTCAACATAGAGTCCAGCCGCCATACCTCTATACTTTTCAGCAGCAATTGCTCCAGTATAGTTACCAGCGGCCTCAGCAGAATCTCTCAACTCTGCTAGTTTTTGTATGTGTGATTTGTAGGAAATGGAGTATCTCCTGTTCAGTTCAGCCCTTCTTCTTTCTATTTCTTCAACTACATGAGGATAGTATTTGGGGTTCTGTAATTGACTTGCAATGACCGTTGCACCAGATTCAGCGTATCCAGCGTCCAAAGCACATTGTCGTGCACTCTGAATTGTACCCTTTTCGATAAAAATATTGACAAATTTCATCTGTTTTGGGGTTAATTCTAGTGTTTTTACGTTGTTTTCAGACATGTTTTTTGTGTCCATTGTGCAGTTTATTGTCAAAAAAGCTATATTTTTCAACGAACTCTGTTCCTTTGTTCCCTCGCAGTTTTTTGCCAGGTAACAACTTAATTACGGCTAAAAGCCCTGATATATATATATATTTACAATATTGTAACTCTGTAACCCGATTTCTCAAAATTTTTACAAGTTTAGATTTAATTTCTGTAGAATAATATATATAGTTTTGTTCATGAGATTGGTCCGTGTTTCGTGGTTCGACACTATTGAACATCCAACCGGTTGGTACGAAGCCAGTGATATCAAAGACCTTGAAGACGCTCCCTTGGTTCATAGTTATGGCCTTATTCTCAAAGAAAATGAAAAAACAATTACAATTATCGCAGATCTAATACCG